CCGTCACTAATTTCATCAGCATTTTCAAATTTTAACATCAACCCGTTCCACGGAATTGTATTTGTACCGTTTACAACTGGGCGCACAATATCAGTTACTTCTATTCGAAGGGTAGATGAAATTGGTATATCGTTAAATTTATATGATGCAGACGGAGATGATATATAGTCTCCACCAGCGGTTGTCCACAAATCGTCTCTACTTGATGAATACCACGTTGCACCATCTTTTGCGTTTGTATTATCTTGTGATGTATATCCACTACCCTCTACCCATGAACTTGATACAGGATATACCTTTAATTCTTGATATCTATTGATAAACTTTGCGTCAGCAATATACAAATTTAAGTAATATTTTGATTCTGACGGATACCCTAGTGTAGAGTTTACATCAAATGTAATTAACGCACGAACTGAACCACTCGCATACGCAACGGATTGGTCTGTGACCTTTACATACTTACCTACTTCTAAAATTTCGTCTAGACCAGAATTTACTAAAGGGGTTCTTTGGTAAATACTTGCATCTTGGGTAGATTTAAGATACGTTCTCATAGTATATCTCTATTATTGACGTGCGTTACCGATAATGTCAGTCTCAGGATATCTAATTTCAAATATACACGGATCTAATGACGGATAGATTACGTCATCAACAGTAGCTTCCTCAATTGGATAACGATATTGTTGATAATCTAAACCGTCTTTAAAATTATATTTGTTATGAACCTGAACTGATGTAACACTTCGTACTCCGTCAACCGATCCAATTACTAAGCGTAAATCATTTAATATAATTGGTTGGTTGATTTGCCAACGATCAATATCGAAGAATTGTTTAACCGCATCAATTGCTCTAGCCAATACATCGTTCATATTATAATTACGATATACGACAATATCAAATTCTACAGCAATGTTAACTACAAACGCATCTACGATGTTTACTTCATCGGTCATCACTCTGTACTGTTCTAGGAACTTTGCTAAGTTTTCTTTTACTAATGTGTTTAGTGTAACTAGTTTTTTCTGTGCATTGTATCCCAAAACATATAGATTAATGGAATTTGGGGCTACGGGGTCAACGACATATGATCTATTATTGTATGGATTACTATCTTCGTTGACTGTTAGTTTGTCTACATTTTCATTTGCCCTTATTACTCCGTTAATCTGCTCATCACGAACTACAAAGATTTTTGCAATTGCTCCAAATTTTGCTGGCATTGACAGAGAACGTACAACATAATCATTAACTGTAACTACACGATTTTGTGCGTTAAAAAATGCTAATGCATTTTGTCGAAGTTCTTCAATACTTTCAATGTCAGCGCCGCCGGTCGCCGGTTCGTCGTTATTGATTCCAACACTACTTACCGTTTGTGCAAATAAGTTTTGTTCAGCTGCAGCGTAATCTTGAGCCCGATTTGATACTAAAACCAAATCAGCATTTGTAATAGTATTTGAAGGAACGTTTGACTCAATACCACCGCCAGTAGTATACGTTACTGTTAATGTTGTATTTGCTGGAGCTAGTCCAAATGTATCGGTGTCTAAGAAATCTGATGGGTCAAGTGCGTTATTGGCAACTCGCTGGTTGTATTTAGAATTTGCAAGTTGCGTATTATTGAGGGTAACAATATCTTCGTCTGTTGTGTCTACGCCAGAACCAAACCACAGTTCAAGTTTTAAGTTACTATTAATTCGTGTAGTAAATCTTCGTGGTTTTCTTTTAAACTGTATAAGTTTTGCTGGCAGTTCTGCTCCAGTTGAAATTGATGTAGTATCTAACACACCAGTAGCAGTACGAGGTAAAATTTCACGCTCTTCTATTACAAGATCTTGGCCTAGATAGTCAACCTCGTACCAAGTATTGTTGTCTGAATCTACAATACTAACAATATTAATTACGTTACTGTCTGGAAGTTCTATTCTTGTAAACTTCTCTGGACTACCAAAAGTAAATGTAGCCGTTTTTACTTCTGCAGAAATTAATTTAATTGGCTTTGATACCACATAACTTGTTGGTACGCCATTTGCTGGATTTCGTGTAAGAACTCGAATTTCTCTATCTGTTGGGTCATTGAAATCTACATCTTCAATTGATGCAAATGTTTTTAATGGAGCAGTATTGGTTGAAAACTTAGAATTAACCAATACTCGTAAAAAGAATTTTTGATCTGGATCGTAGTTGTTAACTACGTCTAACGCTGGAACTACTTGAAAGATTCTAGCCTTAACAGTTGCGGCTGCTGTTAGTCTTGGTTTATATCCCAGCGCTTGAGAAATTGCTATAATATTTTGTCGTTCTTGTGCAAATAACAATAGATTTTCTCTAAATCTATTGTCAATATAAAATGATAAAACGTCACCCACGTATGCTGCCATTTCCATAAACATCATACCAGGAGATGCTTCATTAAAATCATTATAAGAATTTGGAAAGTATGTTTTAGAAAATTCTATAAGATTCTGACGAAATTCTGGGAAATTCGTTGATAGATAACTTACATCTTTCGTATTTGGTATAAATTTTTTAGTAATCGACTGTGACACTGCCATGTAAGTTCTCCAACTAGAACGTTAAGATTATGGTATCACGAATGTTAGGATTAGTTCTTAAACGATACCCAACGTATAACTGTAACTTGTTTTGATCTATATCATTGGGTGTATCTTGTAGTTCAAGTCTACCTAATTCTAAAAACGGCATCCACAACTCTACCGCATCTAAAACACATTGTTTTGCTCCTTCAATATTTTCAGGAGTAAGTTGTTCAAATAAATAGTCGTGAATACAACAACCAAACTCAGGTTGATGTACTCTTTCCCCCTTTCTAGTAAGTATCAAATTAATAAAATTTGATTTAACTTGCGTCAAAGTATCGAAGGATTGTTCAAAATAACCTGTGTTTCCTAGTTGTAACGGTAGTGTTATGCCGATTGCCTGTGCCATAATTTATCTCAGGTTAGCTTCATCTTCTTCATTAATTGAGAATAGTCTTTAGTGATAGCATTGACGACTTCTGGTGGTACAGAACTAGCTGGGACTTGTACACGATTTCCAGCAGCATCAACAGTCGTCAACATATTTGATGTATTTGCTGTTATTGTAGCGTTTTCTCTATCGTAAGAAATTCCCATAAGTTCAGCTAAGCGACCCCTATCAATTTTTGGTTTTTGTTGAGCTGGTGCTGCTTCGTTAATGCTAGTAGCCTTCTTAACTTCTCGAACTGCTTCAGACAATAGTTCTGGAAGTATGCGTTTTACTTCTTCTTCTACGATTGTTCTAATGTATGCTTTTAGTAATTGTTTGTCCATACACTTCTCCTCAACTCTGTTTTGTAGTTCTTAACTATTTGTTGGAATATCTGGTGGTGGCGCCTTTCCGCGTGACGAAGGTTTCATTGGATATTCAAATACAATTGCACCTTTTTTAATATTTGCTACACTTTTACTATTACGTTCAGCGGCTACCGATTTAATTTCAGCACACATTGCTTTAAAATTAGCAATTTTTCCACCCAACGCCTTATCAGTAAATTCTTTTTTCTTTGCTTCACTTTTACTTGTTTTTTCTTTTTCTTCAAGTTCTTTTCGTTCCGATTCGCACTTTGTATCATGCGACTTTGCCTCCGGCCGGCGCTTGTCTAACTCTGGGTCTTTAACGACAGGAAGTTTATTTGCTGGCATATTAATAATCTATGTTTACGTTAGGTTCAATCTTATAGTATGACTTATCTGATAGTACCCATTTGTTGTTTTCTGATTCAAACTGCTTTCCTTCCGAGAACCCGTTTAATTCGATAACTGGACCTTCATTTTTAAACATTGTCCAATTATCTCTACTATTGAATTCAGCATCTATCATACCATTTAGTCGTTTTTGTACTGCAATTAACCCTTTTCTAACTTGGGGATGTAGTGGAGCTGGTCCCATTGGAGTAATAACGTGAAATGGTGGATCAAGATGTGCTTTAAGAAAGTCATTTAACCATTTTGCTAATAGCTGTCCACACACAATGGGTTCCGTCTCATCTTTTTCACTACCAACATATATTTTTTTAGATACAATAGACACACTATCCATAACAGATACTAACATATGTTTACCAGCGTTAATAACATAATTTTTATCGGCAACGTGATCAATATTTCGTGACGCACGTTGACTAATATCTTTATGTGCCGTCATAAAAATAAGATCATCGGTATCTAAACTAATTCTACCAAAACTATTTAGGTAAATTTCTTCATTAGCAAACAACATAACGTGTGTTTTTTTAGCGTTAAGAATAACTCTGTCAGAGTTACCTAACACAGTAGCATTATCAAATTTACCAGGCGGGTTTTGAATAGAACGGTAAAATGATTTGGTGTCAATCGTTGCTGGAATAAACGGAATGTTTTGATTTGAGGTCATCCAAATTGTTGACGCGTCTTCATTAACATCTTCTAAAATTAATCCAAAGTATTTTGGTTTAGTTGCTTCTTTATCTTGAATATCTTTAGCTTGTCCGGTACGAAGTATAATATTAGGAGCCATACTGTCTGTTGCTGGGTCCATTTGACTTGAACCAAACCGCATGGTGTGTCCCATACGTCCTTCAATTACGGTATCTCCCTCAAAATGTTTAATAGGACGAACCCGTATGTCTGGTAGCCAGTATGAGCCAAATTTATGTGGAGTAGCATCAACTTCTTCCCCACCAGCAGCGGCAGAAGATAGACTGTTTACGCGACGTTGGTCGAGTAGTTCGTCTACCTTCAACATACCACTTTCTTGTATTCTATGTGTTATCGGTACTTTTCTATAGTAATAAAATTTGCTAAGTACTTTATATAGTAGTACTGTTTCACCAACAAGCGGCATCTGCTTTATCTCAAAGTCCATTGGAGATGCCCAATCAAGTTGTTCAAACTCTAGAGTATTGTCTCTAGAAAATCCTCTAAATTTAATATCACCGACATTAAATCCATCTTTTTTAGCGTATTCTGGATGATTGTGATCAACGATGACATCGACAACTAATGCGTGGTAAAATGCATCTGATACCGACGTAGCGGATTCAGTTGCACCACTAACCGCAAGTACACCAGACGGTTTCGGTCGATAAACAACTTGATCGCTAGGCATTACGATTTCATCCGAGATATAGTACTTTCTATATCATCTTGTTCAGCGATAACCGCTTCGAAATCTGATTTTATGTTACTTAACAATTGGTTTTTTTCTTCATCACTTAATAGTTGAGTATCGGTAGATTTAGTATTAACTGTGACCAAGCGTTGTGCTATTTGTACCAATCGGACAATGTGTTCGTCGTTCTTTACATTTACTTCTAAAAAATCTTTTATAACCGGTCCCATTACGGCCGCATCTTCTGGTGTTCGTATAAGTTTTACCATACTTGCGACAAACTGATTAATTTGCGCACGTTTAGCCTCTGTGTTTTTATACACATCAGAAAACAAATCGGATAGGGTTTTTCCGTCAAAAATAACGCTATTAAATGTCATAAACTAGTATCCGAGGAATAGGTCTATACTATAAATAGTTATTCTTCGTGCTTATAAACGAAATGCATGGACGGGTCAGATAAATGACCCGTGCGACGGTATTCCTTCATTTGCTGTAATACATGCACTTTCATCTTATTGATGACCTTTGTGATGTGGACGGTTTTATGGTTTGTCATTTCACGAATTAACAGATATA